CGGCCATGGGCACCTATACGGTGATGCAGGAAGGCGACACGCGGGCCAATCTGTCGAAGACAGGATTCAAGCACTCGCATTATTCGCTGGGCCGGCTGAAGATTCTGTTCGACGCGAACTTCGGCATTCCCGAGCGCGACATTGCGGCATTCGGCAAGCAGGGCAAGTCGCTGAAGCTGGCGCTTGAGAACATCCGCAAAAAGCGCCTGGTGCTGCCTATTCGTGCGGCGACTGGATCGATCAACAAGGAAGTCGAGAAACAGAACGAGATGCTGCTTCTAAACAATCACCGCGCGCACTGGCAGATGCAGATTCAGTTGCTCCAGACTCTTCAATCGCCGATGATGAACGCGCAGCAGAAAGACTACCTCTGGCAGACGTTCCTTGCCGCCAATATGCTGATGGCGAAGATCGACAAGGACTTCGGATTTGAAGACCCGAGCGCGATTCTCCCCGTTCCGGCAGGTGCTGAGGAGCAGGCGCAGATTACGCACCAGCAGGCCCTGCAGGAGACCGTACAGCAGATCGTGCAGACCATGATGCAGAATGGCGGGCCGGGAAAGTTGCCCGGCATGCCGCAGGAACAGCAGCAGCCACAGCAGGGCCAGCCACAACTCCCGGCACAGGCCGGGCAAACCAATGGCGCGCCGCCATCGGAAGCGCCGCCGCAAGGACCAGTGCAATGAGGGACTGGAAACTGAACTCGTGGCAACACATCTGGGACTGCATTTGTGTGGAGTTGGGAATTGAGGAATTCTGATGGCGAAACAGGAACTCGACCTGGCGGAAGTGCTGGCCAAGGCAGGCTCGGAAGAGTGGCAGACATCCATCTCCTGCCGCCTCGAAGCCATGAAGGGTTTTCTCGCACAGGAGCAGTGGACGAAGGGCATCACGCCGTATCTCTCGGCTATCATCGGCAGCGGCATACGCAAGTTCCTGCGCGCTAAAAGTACACAGCAGGATTCCGATTATCTGCGCGGGTTTGTAGCAGCTTTAGAGATCGTTCTGGCGCTTCCAGCCAGCGTCGAAGGCCAGATTCAGAGCGAGGAAGACAGGAAGAAGGCGGGGCCACCAAAGGGCGGCGCTGGTTACTGAACAAGTTCACCCGTTCGGTATTCATAGGTGATGCACCAACAGACGTTGATTTTAAGAGGCTTGCATTGCGCGAAGGAATGTGTTTTGCTTGCGTGAAAGGAATCCTGAGATGCCAATACCTGGGTTAGGCGGAAGAATGACGGCCGAGCAGATTCTCGGCATGTCGACCGACGACTTCAAGGCAAAAATGGATGGTGCGGCCTCGAAAGACGATGTGACGGCCCTCAAGTCAGCATTTGAAGAACAGGGATCGTTGCTCACCGGCATCAAAGACGCCCTTTCAAAACTCACCACTCCTGCCGTTGTTCCCGATCCCCAACTTCAAGCCGACGCCGACGACCCCACCACATCGATGCTTGCTGACCCTGGCGGGTTCGTGAATCGTCAGACGATGGGTATTCAGGCTACCGCGCTTGCGGCTAAAGCTGATGTGCAGGAGATGCGCGCGCGGCAGAAATATGCGGGTGCCTTCGCCAAGTTCGGCGATGAGTTGATGCGCACTGCAGCGGCGTTTCCAGTCAACGCTCGGGCTCACGATGGATTCTGGGACCAACATGTTGCCAGTTTTACCGGTCAGAAGTTTCTCAAAGGTGAAATCGAAGCTGGCGGCTACCCATCTTTGCTCGGCGGCTCTACCGTCCAGCCAGCTGGCAGCATGGGAGGCGACGTGAACGATCCCAACCGCGGATTTACCCCTGAACAGGTTGCGTACTTCAAAGAGCGCGACATCCCTCTTGCCAAGGCCGCAGCGTACCGCGACGTGATGCACAAGGATGGCGATCCAATCGACATCGCCACCTACAAGAAGAGGATCGAAAATGCCGCCTGAAGAGAAAACGCCGAAAGCGAACACTGTTTCCGCAGACGAGTTGATCGCAGGCCTGGCAGGGAAAACCGTCGATGCAGCTCCAGCATCGGTCACCGCGGCGCCGGAAGGCGTGAAGCAGCCCGGCATTCAGGGTGGCGCGTTTCTGCACAAGAATGCCGATGGCTCGGCGCAGACTCTCTACAAGTACACAATCGACGGCGAAGTGGTTGTTACGCCTAAGCCGATTGAGCAGATGTCGATTGAGGACTTCGACCGCAGCCCCTTCTCGCTCGCGGCGTCGTCTGCTAACCGTATTCCGCAGGATCTGACAGTAAAGTTCAAGGATCCGCAGTGGGCTGGTCAGTGGTTCAACCGTTCCGCGAAGGACGGCCGCCGGTGTCAGATTGCCCGCACGCTCGGTTTCATCCCGGCAAAGATTGAAGACTGCGAATGGGTTTCGCACTCCGCCAACGATCAGGACGGCGCGGTAACCGATGGCGATCTGGTTCTGTTTAAGATCCACAAAGCCAAACTGCTTGCCTTCACCAAAGGCAACATGGACGAAGCCCGCAGGATGGGCAACAAGGACACCTATCTGCAGCAGGCGCAGGGGTCTGTACCGGGAAACAACGCCGGCAAGGTCAGTCACTATTTCACCAATCAGGCAACTCACGAATTTTCAGGGCTGGGGCCGGTCGTCTCGAATCCAGAGACTTCATTGCTCGGCCAGAGGGGATAGTCGATGGCAAATCCAGGTTTGAACACCCACAACCCCATTTATCCGGTGGGGACCATCAGCGGCAATCAGGAACTGATCAACAATCTCCTCGAAGGTTCCGGCCAGACGTTCCAGCCCGGTACACCGGTCGAAGTCAAGCCGTCCTCGACGAATGCAGGGTATGTCGTAGCCTCTACACCTTCGAATGGCTCGACTCAGGTTGTCGTGAAGGGTATTACCTATCTGCCTGGTAAAAATCTTTCCTCAGCCGGCTTCGGAGCATCTCCGCCCTTCGGATCGATCGGCTACCCTGGCGGCCTCGGCGCCACGCAGACGGTTCCTAATCAGCCGAGCGCCTACAACATTTACCACGGCGCCCCCTTTGTCGACGGTCTGACCCTGGTAGGAATCGCGAACCTCGACACCATCTGGGCTGTGCAGGTCGATGCGTCGAGCGGCGGCACGTACAACTACTCCGCCGTAACCATCCCCATCGGGTCGACCATTGGCCTGAACAAGGACACCAACGGATGGTGGTACGCCGACCTCGCCAACGTCAATTCTAGCGCGTATGCCGATGTGAATATCGTCGGCTTCAACGTGCAGGACTTGGTGGCGGGCTCGACCACTGTCCAACAAAACTACGGCACTATCTACGTGGTATTCAACACGACCGCGATTCAGGGACTTGAGTAATAGGTAACTTGATGAAGGAGAATCAGTTATGACGATGGTTCGCAATGAGTTCTTCCAGGCGATGAGCATCGATGTCGCCCACAACTTCATCGAGTTTCTTGACCTGAAGCAGCGGCCCGTTGAATTCCGCAGCTACATGAACGTCATGCCCTCGAAGAAGGCTTACGAGGATGCGGTGCACTATGCTGGCACCGGTCCCGCGCAGCCTAAGAATGAGGGCAACCCGGTCATCTATGACAACCTCATCCAGGGCGGTACGCGGCGTTACATCCACCAGACCTACGGCCTCGGCATCCGGATGAGCTACGAGCTGATGCAGGATGACCAGACCGGCCTGATGGCGTCTTCGCCGAAATCGCTGGTGCAGGGTCACCTGTTCGCGCAGGAGTACACCGCGGCCAACGTTCTCAACCTCGGCTTCTCCTCGACAGGCACCATCACCGATGACGGTGTAAGCCTGTTCAACAATCAGCACCCGCTGCTCGGCGGCGTGACGGCAACCAACGTGGCGCCGGGAGTTGGAAACTTCTCAACGGCAGCGGGCACCTATCCCAACCGGCCTGCGACGGATGCCGACCTTTCCTTCACTTCGCTTCAGTACGGAACCATGACGTTTCAGCGTATGCCGAACGCGCGCGGCATACTGGTCGCGACCAAGCCGAAGCATCTGACGATTCCGCCGGAGCTTGAGTACATCGCAATCGAGTTGCTGGGCTCGGCCGGCAAGCCCTACACCTCCGACAACGAAGTGAATGCGCTCATCGGAGCGGGCCTCCAGTACGAGGTGCTGCACTACCTCACCGGCGCGAGCCCGTGGTTCCTCCGCGGCAACAAGGATGAGCATCGCCTGATGTTCTACGAGCGCCAGCCAATCTATGGCGACTACGACCGCGACTTCGATCAGCAGGCACTGAAGTTCCTGGCAATCTCGCGATTCTCGGCTGGAGCAGATACCTGGCTGAACACATTTGGGTCTAACGGACCGTAGGCAGGTAACCCATGAGCATGGGCATCGGATGGCCGGGAAAGAAGATCGATTCGGGAGCGTGGTGGTACTGTTCCCGATCCGGCATTCGCATGAACCTCGACGATGCTGTATGGGAGCAGGGCATTCTTGTTTCGCCTGACTTCTCTGATCTTGTGGCTGGTGGAAATTTCGGCTTACTCGGTTCGCGGGACGCCGACATTGCGCGGCGGATCAAGGAAGACACCAGCGACCTGATGCCGCATCCGAAGTTGGTTGAACCAAACGAGCCAGACCAGGATGTCTGGTTCTCGTAGGAGTAGCGATGCAGAACCTGAAGTCGTTGAATAATCTGCTCACTAAGCCAACGCTTGGCGCAAATGACGACACGCTGGCCATGGTAGGACATCGCAAGCTGGACATCTATTCCTATGAGGAAGAGACTGCGGACATGTTGCGGAAGATTGACGAGCCGCACCGCAAAGCACTGAGCCGGGAATTATTGACCGACTCCAAGCAAGATTAACTCCTTCAGCAAGCGCGGCCGGTCGCCGAGAAAAAGCCGGTGGGAAGGAACACTGAATGCCCCGCACACAAAAACGCTGGCTCTCTGACCAAGGAATGGTGGATGGAGTTATCCCCATTTCCGTTCTCGGCATGACGCCAACAACAGGAGCCCTGGTTGTCACTTATTCAGCAACCCTTGGCTTGATTGGAACGCCGACCGCGTCGGCAGCCAATGTGCTGCAAATCCCTCTCGATAAGCTGGTATATCGCTCTGGAATGCAGGACGATCTTCAGGAGACGTTTGGCGCTGCAAGAGCGCAGTTCTCGGCAGCTCAACCAAATACCGGAAAGGCTGATGGTCTCGCGTCACCTCCAGCGGCCTTCAGTACTCCTGCAGGTGTTACCGGTCCCCCGCCATTTACTGGCACGACTGAGTTCACGCCTGTCACAGTAGCGCGCCCCAAGGGAATTCAGATTAACTCGATTACGTTCAACTACCTGATCACCACAAACAATGCGACAGTGAACACGGTAGGCGTGATTGATTTTGTTTACAAGAATGCGACCGCAGTTGTGGCGAACACGCTCCTCTCGGTCGCGGCGAATGGTTTGGCCACTGCAGCAGCCACTACTCCGTATGCGACTACCGTTCCGCTGACTACTCCAGCGTATCTGACATCGCTCGATCATCTTCCGGTTGTGACTTGGAACATCTCTCCTGGGGCTGGCGGGGTTTCGGTTTATGGCGTCACGCTCAACTGCACATTCAATTTTCAGTAGGGGGTGAGTATGAGCCAGCGCGGAAAACCATCAACAGCGCACCAGTACGACAAGCGGGCCCAGTGCATCCACTGCGGCATGTACAAGGTGAATGTGGAAGCGATGAACCACGATTGCACCGCGGCGCGTGAAGCGCTTGAGGACGGGAAGGTAAAGAGTGGCAAATGACATTAAGTGGTATCATTATCCATGCGCCAACTCATCGAGAAATACGACCGATACTCGCCTGAGGCTACTCAGCGAAGGAGAGACAAATCTAGGGAGCGTGTCGCTCAATGGAGAATCGACAATCCCGACAAATATCGTGAGCAATATCTCCGGTACCAAAGAAACAACCGGGAGAAAATCCAGGCACGCGCTCGGGAGCGCCGACAGCGGGACCCTTCGGTTCATCGCCAGCACAGCAGGAAGGGATTTCTTAAAAAGCTCGGCCTCACGCTTAAGGACCGAGAGGAATTGTTCGCCATGCAGGGCAACAAGTGCGCTATATGCCTTCGTACAGAGAGCGAAGCAAAGCGCATATTCTGCGTGGATCACTGCCACGCGACTGGGAAGATTCGCGGTATCTTGTGCAATAAGTGCAACACGGTGCTCGGAATGGCTAAGGATGACCTCGAATATCTTCGGCGGGCCATCGCTTACCTTGGAGGTGTGCTATTGCCAACGATATAACTAGCTCTAACTGGAGGATCGACACTGCCCCGTTCACTTCCGGCACGATGTCGCGCGTCAAGATCCTGAATCTCAACATCACCGACGCGACCGCATCTGACAATGTGGTCATCACTGACCTCAACAACAAGCCAATCGTTGACTTTACGGCCAGCGCAAACGAATTGCAGTACCGTATTGGCGGCCTTGGCTGGGTCAATGGCATTAAGATCGCCAGCGGAAAACTCGGGACTTCGGCTGTCGTCACAATCGCGGTAGGAGCGGGCAAGTGAGATGCCTGGATACACAAAAGGGGCTCCACACGGCTATTTAGAGAACGAATACTCGACCCCATGGCCGGGCCTGTTCACTTCTGTCCCATCCTCTCGCATTCCGCCCGGCGCATGTGTTTCCTGCAATGCCGCTGTCATCCGTGGCCGCCTCCAAAATCAGCCCAGTCTCTGGCGTGTCACCGGCACCGGCGGCCTCACGGTGCATCTGCCCACCCTCGCGCAAGGCGAGAACATCTGCCTGATGGGAGATCTGCAGCCACCTGGATTCCAGCAGGGTTTCACTGTCGTCATCACAAACGTAGGTGTCTACGTCGACTATGTGGCTCCCGGTGGCACATCGAAGACATTTACCAACATCTTCAATTTCCCGAACTCCTACGGCCGTTACGCGAAGTTCGGTTCGCAGGTCATCGGGAACAATCTCTATTTCTCTTCAGGTTCGCAGCGAGGTGTCTATATCCTGCGTCCTGTCTTTGCGCTTGCTTCGGTTGACGTCACCAATCCAGGCGGCTATTTCACCGGCACGCCTACGGTCGTATTTTCAGATGGCGGCGGTTCAGGCGCAACGGCGACGGCAACCGTCTCGGGCGCAAATCTGACGGCTCTCACACTCACGGCCAATGGTTCAGGCTATTTCACTCCGCCCTTGGTCACATTCAACGGTGGCAGCACCAGCGGACCTGGTGCTGGACAATCGAATGCGGCGGCTGTTGGCATCCTGTCGACGGTTCCGAGCGGCTACGCGGTCGCGGAAGTTACGGCGCAGACCGGGGTGGCATCCATCAACGTGACGGCCGCCGGCACAGGTTACGTCAATCCCCAGATAGTGTTCATCGGCGGTGGTGGATCCGGTGCGGCCGCTACCGCGATTCAGGTAGGCGGCGCAATCGTGGGGATCACGGTCAACGTGTTCGGCAACGGCTACACGACTGCTCCCACGGTGCAAATCGTCGATTCGGCTGGTACTGGAGCGACCGCGACCGCATTTCTCTTCAATGGCAAGCCATTCATCGGCGCCGACTTTATGGCCACCATGTCGCAGCGTCTGATTCTCGGCAACCTCATCGGCGGAGATGGCAACACGACGGTCGGCGTGGCGGATGCCATTATTACCAATCAAGGAACTGGATACGCTTCAGGTCCGACTGTTGACTTCGTAGGTGGTGGCGGCCAAGGTGCTGCGGCGACCGCGACACAGAGCGGTGGCTTGGTCAACTCCATCACGGTGACGGCGGGCGGGTCGTTCTACTACACAACTCCGGCTATCAATCTGCTGTCGAACACCGGAACCGGCGCAACCGCGATCGTGCAGCTGGGCAACATCATCGCCGCGCAGGCGACTGACACGGCCTACCACGACCGCATCGCCTGGTCTGCGCCGAATGCCTATGGGTACTTCGACCCAAACTACGGCATCGCTCCGGGCGGGTTCGACACCCTCACCGAGGCGCGCGGTGTCGTGTCGGGGCTTGCAGTCGTAGAGGGCGCCTTGTTCGTTGGTCACTCCGGCGGCCAGACCGAGACCACGCCGAATTCGCAGAATAGCCAATTGCCATTCAGTTTCTTCCCGCTTTGGAGCGCGGACCAGACCGTCAAGGTGCGGTACGGATCGCTGGCGCAATACGGATCTACAGTGTGCTTCCTCGGCGACGATTCGGCTTACATGTTGTCGCCAAACGGTTTGCAGGAGATTGGTCAAAACATCGCCAATCTGTTGCAGGGAGCGGGAATCTGGAATAACGGGTCATTTCCCCTGCAGGGCCTTTACGGAAGCATCGTTGAACTCGAGGGACAGAAGCACTACCTGATTGCGTTTTCAAGTGACGATTGGGACTTCCAGCAGGGCAGCGCAGCCCGGCAGACCTTCGTCTACGACTACAACATGGCCGAACAAAGCTGGCATACGTGGGACTATCCCGGCATCACGGCCACCTGCCCCATCTACCAGAGCCTCGACATCGCGACTTATGCCGGCGCGAACAGTTCTCTCGAACTTGCGAAAGACGATTGGATCTTGTTGGCATCGACCTCAACCGTTGTGCCGATGCCACCGACTGGGCCCATCATTGCGCTCAATCCGTCCGGCTTCTCTGGTGCGATTCCGTTCCACTACGTTGCCAGAAATACTTCGGTCGCGTATGTTCTGCCGATCACCAATCCAAGCCTGTCAGCACTGACTATTAGCGCCGGCGCGGTGACAGGTCCGAACGCCGCGGACTTTGTATTGACCGGCTCGTTCCCCATCACGATTCCGCCCGGCGGCACCAATACCAGCCTCACCCTTACGTTCACCCCGACGCAGGCATTCGAGACGAACGAAACTGCAACATTGACGCTGACTTCAACGGCAGTGTCTGGAACCCATATCTTCGCCATCTCAGGCGTCAGCGCGAACCCAGGTACAAGCACAGGCCCGTACACGCCGACACCTGCTGGATCGACAGCTTTCATCTCAGCGGCGCCGAACTCGGGCTCGCAATCGAATACCGGCTTAGCAACCATCTTCCCGTCGACTGCCGTTCCCGGCGGCGCAGTGGTGAACGTCTCTTTTACGGTGTCGGCATCCTTCGTGAAACAGTTGAATACCGGGTCCGGCGGCGGAGATGTGCGGTTTCAGCGGTCAGAGGATGGAGGTTCTACATGGAACGATGTGCAGGTCTTCAGCGCAACCGCATCGCAGACTTTTCCCGGCCAGACCATATACGATGCCATTACCGGCCTGTTAAACCTAAACACCTTGCAGTATCGGTGTCTTGCGGAAGCTGCCTGCGGAGAGTTCCCACTGCAACCTGGAGACTTCTTCTCTTCGTCGGGAAACATGGGATCGGTTTCAGTCACCATCGTTACGGTGGGCGACGTCTACTGTTCCATCACGGAAAAGGATGGCAGCGGCAACTCAGTTCCCCCAGTGCTTGAGTTCGGTCTGGTCGACACCGTGGGGATCTATGTTTCAAACCTCATCACGCTCTCAAATCCGACCGCTAACACGATGGTGATCAGCCTGACGGCCGATACCGCAAATGGCTACTCGATCATCAATCAGATGGGTTCTACGACGCTTGGACCGAATAATGCGAATCAGCTCACTTTCAATGTTCAACTTACAGGCGCGTCGGCGGGATCACATGACGACACTAACGCGGTCACAATCTCTATTTCGTCGCAGGTAGGGGCGCTGTCGATAGAAGCGTGGTACTTCACCAATTCCGGCGAGTCGGCTTCGATTCAGGAGATGGCGACGGTCAATCGCAGCGCCTTCCTGATTCACAGCGGTGCCCTGCTGTTTACCAACATCGACACACAGTTTAGCTACCAATTCGCAACCGAATCGCCGGCGATTGCGCGCATCCTGTCGGAACGCCGCCTTGTCTTTGAATACGAGAACCTTGAGGAAGTTGTTATTCCGCTATTTTATGCGGGTAGGTTCACGCTGGATCTCACTTTAAGTGGGCAGCAGGATCCGACCCCGCAGGCGAACGTGCCCATCAATTTCACGCCGACGCCAGCTACCACCGCGGTGACGGCCTACGAAGTTCAGTATCTCTCGGCTGTGCAGGCGAATGTCCTGCCGCGGCAGGTGTACGCAGCGCAGGTAGACTTCTCGACCTTTGCGGGAGTCTGCACCACTCTGAGCCTCGCTTGCGCGAACGGGAATGGGTTTGTCTCTTTGGTACGCATCACACAGGTATCCGACCTGCCAAAGGAGAAGATCACCTAATGGCAAACGTCTCCTACGTGCCGAGCATCTCCCCGCGCAACAACGCGACCTCGCAGATGCGCCGGCGCACGAACCAGAACGTCTCAGCCATCGTCGATACCGCCGACGGGTTGAGCGGAGTGCAGGAGCAACTCGCGCAGGGTGTAAGCGGGATCGTGACTCTGGCTAAGATCACCGGCGGCGGCATGAACGGTAGTTTGACTGTAACCAACGGACTGATAACGGGTATAGTGGAACCAACATGAGTTACACGCTGGGCGATATCGTTTCCGGGCTTCCTCCGAAGGGGGGCGGGCGTCAGAACTGGGGCGTCACGTCGGACAACTCCATCGGCATGGTCGCAGCGATGCAGGCCATCAAGGAAATCACTGAAACGGCAGAACTTGAGGAATTGAAGTATCAGACGCCAGTTCCGCCCGCACAGCCCCTCGTACTCACAACCGGCAATCCCATCATTCCAATTGCGTCGTTGCTGGCAACGATTGGGCCAAACTCGTCCTATCCGCAGTTTCAGCCATACGCCAATCTTTTCACCGACGTGACCGACCAGTACGACGGATGGCTCTGGTTTCAAGGCAACGGCTTCCAGCCGAACGCAGTCAACCAATCCGGCCGCATTATTGAGTACCGGCGCGTGCCGGCGGTCGACATGTACACCTATGGGGTGACTAGTAACACGCAGACCAGTTACGGAACTGCGCCATCGGTGTATTACACGCGATTCAATCAGAATTACCAGATTGGGCCATCTCCAGACCAGAATTACCCTTTTTTCTTCCGGCTCAAGCTGCGACATCCGTTCCCGGCAACCGGCCAGGCGGCAATGCCTATCTTCGCGCCGGACACATGGCAGCAGATTTTTCAGTACGCGGCCATCTTGCAACTCGCGAAGGACGAAGGCATCAACTCGACCGACTCCATCTGCAAGACAGCGACGGAGTTTATGACCAATCGCGGTATGGACATGTACACGCTCCGGCAGGTGCAGATGCGACGGGATGAACGGCACAACCAGAGAAGCCT